TCTCAAGTTCAATCCTACATATTTCAATCCACATTCAGTTAATAAACTGGATGAAACTTATAAAACCTTTCTATATTTATTTATAAACAACCTTTAAAAAAGGTTATTGTTTACTTTTACGCAAAACTAAAACATCGCCCTTGTGGATTAAAAAATCACCAATTTCAACGCCTAGTTTTTTAAATGTGTCTTTATTTGCTTCTACAACATATTTGACATTATTGCTATTTGGATATACACTTCTAGTTTGTTCAGCTTCCAAGTTTTTAAAATCTACAATTTTAAAGTTGTTATCTAAAAATGCTAATGTCAAAGGAAAAGAAACATTTTTATTCCAGAATGAGTAGTTTCCTATTTCTGGAAAAATGAAAAAAGCAGTTTCGAAATCTTCCAAAGGTTCTGCATGCATTAAACCTTTAGAAAGAGTTTCGTTATTATCAGCTACAAATCTGACAGAAAACTTTCCATCAAAATCATCAGTGAGTCAAGTTTTTGTAAATTTACTCTTCTTGTCTGCAACTTTAATTTCTTTAGCTGCATTCAAATCAAACTTATTTTTCTTTCTTGCTTTTCTAAATTCATTAACAGGATCTTTTAAATAAGCATCTCTTAATGCAACTCTTCCTCTATCTGTTAATGTTACTGATCTACCGTGACCAGAAATAAGTCCAGCAGTTTTAAGAGCTAAAAGTGAATTATCATCAATATTCTTTGGAACAACAAATGTTTTTCCATCTTTGATGTTATTTACAACATTAGCAGCAGTAACAATTTCATCTTGATTTTGTTCAATAATCTTGAGCAAATCGATATGTCTTTGACTTACTGTAATTTTTGCTTCTCTAGTGTTGCTGCTACCGCCAAGTAACATAAGTTGGATATCAGATAAACCTAATCCTTCCATTGAAACTTTGTCGTTATTGTCATCATTCCAGTTATTTAATGATTGAATTGGTAAAGGCATTGTTTTCTCCTATCTTGGTATTCTGTTGAGATAGCCCTTGCCATCAGCAACATTTTGTTCATATGTCATTTCAAAAGTGAAATTATCTAAAGAACCATCATTAGCACTTTCATCCATTCCCACTGATTTTGTTGTTGGGCCTGGATCAACGTATGCTATTCCTGTACCTGAAGGACCATGTAGTTTAGCTTCAGTGTTTTGCTCGTCTGGCTCATCACTTTCACCATCATCATAATAATCTGGTGATCTAAAACGGTCTTGCTTATCTAATCTTGCGTTATCTGCGTTTTCAAATTCTTCTTCAAGGTCACTATATGGAACTTTGCCAACATAATCGTGTTTAGTGACAGAAAATGATGGAGTAATTTGTGCCATTCTTAAAAGCTCAGAGAAAATATTATCTGATGCTTTATATAATCCTATTTTATCTAAATTATGCGCAAGCTTAATTCTTGAGGCAACAAAATTACTTTTCATACTTGGTTTTTTATCAAATTAAGGTCTATTTTCCTGCTAATTCTTTTTTACAAACATCTAATGCATTAACTATAGTTTTATCCATATCATAATATTTGTAGTTTCCTAATCTTCCACCAATAATAAGATTCTTTTCTTTATCAGCTTCTTGTCTGTATTTTTCATATCTTTCATTATTAATAAAATCATTGATAGGATAAAATGGTTCTTCAGCAAAATTTTTATTGTATTCTTTTGAATATTCGAATGTTATATAATCTTTTTCTGATTTACTAAATGCAAAATATTTATGCTGTATTATTCGTGTCCACTCAATATTAATTGATGGGTATGTAACAAGCGCAGTTCCTTGAAAATCTGAATTTATTTCGTGATGTTTGTGGGTTAATGTTCTATATTCTAAATCACCATACTTATATTCAAACAACCGGTCTATAGGTCCAGTGTAAACAATTTTCTCAGCTAAGGAATCAAAGTAAAATTTGTCTTTAAAATAATCGCAAGATAAATTAACTTCTATATCTTTGAGTAGCTTTTCAAATATAGCAGTGTAGCCTTCAACTGGTATGCCTTCATAAATATCAGCATCAGAATAATATCTGTCGTTATAGTTTAATCGAATAGGAATTCTTTTTGCGATTGATGCTGGTAAAGATTTGGGTTCTCTTCCCCATTGCTTTTTTGTATAGCCATAAAAAAACATTTCATATAATGTTTTCCCCATAGTGCTTAAACAATATTCTTCAAAATTTTGTGGATCAGAAATATTTAATTTATCTTGATTAATCTTATTTATTGCATTCTGAGGGTTGTATGCTTCCGGCCATACTTGTTGGATTGTATTTAGGTTTATGGGTAAAGAATATATTTTGTTATTAATATTTGCCTTATTTCTCAAAGTAAAATTATTAAATGTTGCAAACTGATTAATATATTCCCAAACATACTTCAAAGATGTGTGAAAAATGTGTGGGCCATATTTGTGAATGTGATAGTCTTCATATGGTTCTGTATAGCAATTACCACCAATATGATTTCTTTTATCAATAACTAAAACTTTCTTTCCTGATTTTTTTGCTTCATATGCAAAAATGGAGCCGAATAAACCGGCTCCAACTATAAGATAATCATATTGTGGCATATGAATATTTTACATATTTTATGCCCAAGGAACTCTAGGATAATTTCCTTGACCTTGCATTAATGGGTTATCATCAAATCCAATAGGTTCATTACCAAAGTTATTTCTATCATATTGGGTTTTCTCATATGAATCCCCATGAAGTTGCTGCTCTAAAGACATGGTTGTGTTGTTTCTTTTATCATAGTTTTTGGCTGAACTATTTCCACTAAAATTTGCTTTAGAATCAGGGTCAACTATTTCTTCATTTTGAATGTTTTCTTCATTCCATAATCCACTAGGATTAGGATTATTTTCTTTTAATAAATCATCAAAATATTGGTCTAATTCAGCACCATTTACTAATAATGGAGCCTTACCCATAGGTACTTGATTTTTAGTAGCTTGCCACCAAGCATCTGCATCGCCTGGTTCAACTTCGTTTATTTGATCTCTTCTTCTGTAGTTGAAGTCTATAGCTAATCTTTCATTAGATTTTGAAGAATAATGTACTCTTTCAGGTTTGATTTGTGCTGGAACATCATCTTCATAATCAAACTTTTGGCCATCTTTGTATTTTCTACGAGCTTTTAAAGATTCTTCCATCGTAGAGTTTTGTATTTTTTCGTGATGTGGATTAGCTTGCATTTGAGTTGCTGCTTTTTCTAACATATGCTTGTGAGCACGTAGCTTTGTTCTTAATTTAAAAGCATTTCTTTCATCAACATCCAAAATGTCAAGATTATTAATAGCATCATCTTCTTTAAAAGTGTGCTGTGAAACTAATCTTGCTTCCATGTTTCTTTCGGGATCATCTGGTGCGCCTTGGTGAATTCTTGAAATAATAACTTCAAAAGAGGCATCATCAACAAAGTGGTTAAAATTACCAGGAGTCTGACCACCCTTACTAATAGGGCTACCACCAGGAGACCAAGCACCAGAACCAGCTCCGCCTACACCACCGAAGCCTGCTGCTGTCTTGATATTTGTGTTGTTATTGGCCATTTTTATCCCCAAATTGCTAGAAATATTGTTATCTTATTCTTGTGCCAGTATTGATTAACCTTGACTTAGGCAATACATCAATAATCTTTGAAAAATATGCTTCGTATGCAACAGCCGCAACAGCATCACAGATATCATCTTTGTAACCTTTCAAAGATTCAATTATAAATCTATTTCCTTTCCATTTTTTTTGTAGAAAAAGAAATTGTGTTTTTGCCTCTTTAATTTCTTCTAAAGGTAAAATATTGCCTCTTGCATCAGAATATTTTCCTCCAGAAATATCATAAATATCTATCCTGTCTTCTCTTAACAATGTAGCTAGTTCGGTGTAAATGCCTTCTTTATATTGTTTATTAAATGTTTTCTCAACAATAGGTACTCTCATGTTTCTAAGTTTAATAACTGATGATTGAGAATTCCATTGATCAATACTTACTTGTTTAAACCTAAATTTTCTATGTAGCTCTAAAATATAATCTTCAACTTCTTTTTCTGGAATTGGCTGGTTTTTAGTTTTGGGATTCCAAAAATGAATATGGTCAATAACAACTCTTCTTAAAGGTCTGCCATCTTGTCCAAAACTGCTCCACATGGTTTCGCAATGGGCTACAGCTAAAGCATAATAATCTGATGTTCTTGCTGGGTCGATATGACAAAAATATGTGAACATCTCAGTAGGTTTTTCAGATCTTGGCACCATTGACATAGATGAAAACATTCTATTGATTGAATCTTCTGAAAACATTGGATCAGAAGAAGACGCACCAAATTCTGCCCCATATTGCATTTGATATTCAGTACCATTCTTAAGCTTTTCTGACTCAAGAAAGTCTCTATCAATATTAGGGTTAACAAGCCAAGTTGGTCCTCGCATAACAAGAGTTGAGGGGTCTTCTAGTCTATTTTCATGAAGGTCGTAAAGCAATCCAATAGGACCTTTAGGGTTGGAAAGCATCATCATCTTTCCATCACGACCAAATGTTGCAAGAGAAGGCTTTAGGTCGTTATATAAATCATAGTCAAGACCAGAATCAGGATTATCGCCAGCCATTGCAGCAATTTCGTCCATGATTACACACCAACAAGTAAGACCAACAAGACCAGACGCACTACTAGAACCACATTTAAGTACTAATGAACCTGAAAATAAGTTAAGTCCTGCAGTTTCTCTTCTTTCATTTTCTTTACGGTCGTTTTCTGTAAAAAACCGCATTTCAAGTTCAGTGTCTTTTCCAATATATGGTTGGAAGAATGGGGAAGCTAAGACTGTTTGTTTGATTTTACTAAAGATAGCATTTTTAGCCTGTTCTTCATTTTTAGCAACATTCAATAAATAAATAGCATCAAATTCCATCA